AGCAATATCTTATGTGATTAACATAATTATAAATTATTTCTGGGGTAGATAACATGGTAAAAAAGATTAAAAAGAATAAGTTCAGCATTAGTAAACCTGGAACTAAACAAATAAAAGAATTTGAACAAAGAAAACAGTTAGAGTTAGACGCTAGAGCAAATATGTTAGTAGAATTTACTGTACTATTAGCTTGGGTATTAAGAGCTAATCATGGTTGGGGTAAAAAGCGTATTGTAGATTTCATCGGTGAAGTATTCGAACTGAAAAGTGACACCGAAATGTACAGGTACGGTCAAGAACTATTACCATTAGGAGCTATTCCCGACCAGTTGAAAGAAGAAATTAACCTTGATGTGTTAGGTTTGATTGACGAATTAGCTGGGAAACATATTGAAAGAGTGAAGGAGCTTAAGAAATGTTAGAAAAATTAGTTATAGCAGGATTAATAAGTATAGTTGTTGCTTATTTTGTATTTCTAATTATTGATATAAATGAGTATCACGACCGTAAGGAAAAAGAAAAACAAGAAGCAATAGAATTAAGGATAAAAAATGCTAGGTTAGAAGAAAAAATAAAAGCAATGGATGACGAAAAAGCTGAACAAACTAAAAAAATAGCGGAAATGAATGGGATAGGAGGATAAGAGATGCTGAAAAAATTATGGGATAACATAGAAATTATACTAATAACATTATCTATGCTACTGGCAATGTTTACAGCAGGATTGATACTAGGAGTATATGTTTCAAGTAACACGATTGAGGAACTTTCTAACGATAATATTGTGAAAGAAAGAACTATCCAGCAACAAAAGGAAAAAATTCGACAGTTACAACTACTAAAACAGTATAAGGAGATCTATGGATAATGGATATTGTAGATATTTACTTAGAGTGTAATGACTTTAAGGAAGCAGTGAGAAGAAGTGGACTACCTGCTTACGTTGCACATATCAAATTGTTAGGTAGTGGAGTATTAAAAATCAGAGATAGGATTGAATATGGTAGTCGTGCAGGTATGTTAGGTGCAAAAGCTGAAGAATTATTCCAAAAGTATGTTCCTACAGCGATTGATGCAAATAGATTATACAGAATGAATAATCCTGGATTTGATTTTGAATACAAAGGGCTAACGATAGACGTAAAATATTCATCACTTAGAAATAAAAGTAAAGCTCCTAAAAGGCAATGGGGGATAAAGTGTAAAGGTGATAGGGATTTTATCGTTGCATTCTTGGAAAGAGAGCCAAACTCTGAATTAGATGAGCCTATTATATTAATCATACCTTATGGAATGTTAAGCTTTTCGGCAGAAAATTCATTAGATTTCTTTGAGAGTAGCGAGATATTTCTAACTTATCAAGTATTACCTGAACAGTTGAGAGAGGTATTAGAAGAATATGCAAGTTTAAAAGAACAGGGGTTGATATAGTTTGATTGAACATAATAATAGAGATATAGCTAAAAAACATGCTGAATATATTACTGGTAAAGAATTAAGGCAGTATGTGGCTGAAAAGGTAAAAAAATATGTTGGAGAAAATCCTACAGTATTTGATGGTGCAATTGGTAGCGGTCAGTTAGAACAATTCATCAAACCTAGTTTTTTAACAGGAGTTGAAATTCAAAAAGCATCTTGTGATACGTTTGAAAAGAACAGTGATCTATTTCCGAATAGAAATATTTATAATATGAGTTTTTTTTAACTTCGATGAAGATGTAACGGCTGATTGTATAGTTATGAATCCACCGTTTTCTATGAAATTTAAAGACTTATCAGAAGAAGAACAAACAAATATTCAAAATGAATTCTCTTGGAAGAAAAGTGGTGTAGTAGATGATATTTTCATCTTAAAATCTTTAAATTATACTGATAAGTTCGCTTTTCATATTTGTTTTCCTGGAGTTGCTTATAGAAAAACTGAACAGAAAATGAGAGATTTAATAGGAGATAGGTTAGTTGAATTAAATCTAATTGAAGGAGCATTTGAAGATACACAAATACCAGTATTATTCTTGGTAATTGCTAAAAGTGGAGAGTACACAGAAGTACATAAAGAAGTATACAACTGTAGCAAACAAGAAGTGATCTATATTGAAACTTGTACGATTAAAGAAGATAAGTGGAGTACACCAACTATTCCTCAAGAGAAAGAGATAATAGATATTGATGCTATAAACTCAAGTTTAGACGAATCAATTATTAGAAATCTAGAAAATCATTTAAAAATTACATTAGGACTGATTAGAGAATTTGAAGCTGATATAGATTATTTAGGATTTATTGATAGAGTTGAGAGTCTATGTCAGGAATATAGGTTAGCTTATAATTTTGGTGTTAATAGTTTTGGAGATTATTAGAGGTGAATATGGATATTACAGAGTATAGCTTAACCATTGTTATGAATGATGGTGAAAATATTGAAACAGTAGTCACTGCAAGTATAATTAATTATTTGCAGGTAACTCATAAAAATAGTGAAAAGTTCGATGGAATGATTTTTGCGATAGAAATTAATGGACGTGAAATATTTATTAATGATATAGATTATTTCATGTGGCATGCAATTATGGAGGAGAAATAAAAATGGCAAAGTATTGGGAACATTTAAAATATCATGAAGATACAGTAGTTAAAGAAAGAATAAGTAATGACGATATAAAATTTCTAAGGGAATTACAGAAAGAGATAAACACAGAAGATAACGGAGGAACAGCTAATCCTAGATACTGGGTGATTAGACAACCAGAGAGAATATACCATGTAGATAAAGATGATGCTGATTATTATGTTTTTGTTGATGAATATGATAGAGATGAAATGACATTAGAGGATTTAAAGGATAAGTTAGAAGATCTAGGAGACGATAATCTAAAAAGTGTAAAGGTAAAAGATGGAGTATTAACTTTTGAATATTTTGAGGAATGGTTTGAAGAGCTTGAAAAATTTGAGATAAATTATGATAATTATGATATTCATGATAGAGAGGGAATAGAAAAGGTATTAGAACTGTTAGAGTTTGATGTAAGTGTTGTTTATTATAAAGAAATAGACGTAACTGTTGATAATTGTATGTTTTTAACTCAAATAGATGCTGAAAACCACTTGAGAGCTAACGACTACCATTACCATGAAAAAGCAAGAACTTACTGTATGTGCGGTTGGAGAAATCCTCGTTTTGAAAGACTGATTAAAATTTTATCAAAAACAGATTTTGATAGTATGCTGGAGAAAAATTAATGGAGAATGAACCACAAACAATTACAGAAGCAGTAGAAGATTTAAAAAATAAGATAAAGAAAGTATTGTCAAAGTATCATAGAAAATTATTAATAAGTTGGTGTATCGCATACATAATAGTGTGTTTAGTAGCTTGGATATTTTTTATGTACAAAATATTAGGAGGATAGAAAATGATAAAACAATCTAAAGTATATATTAAAAGTTTAGGTATGATATTACCTGTAGAAGTGATTAATTACCATGAAAAAATAGTAGAAGTGTATTTTAATGATAATGCAGATAATGTACCTTATAACTTTGATGAAGTTGAATTCATTTACGGCACTGGTTTTATAGATAAAAACGGAAAAGAAATTGAACATGGCGATATTTTGAAAACAGAGTTTGAAGATGTTTATTCTATAAAATTTAATAATATTTACGGTTTTTGTGCAATTAAGGAAGACATTAGACTTTGGTTTATAGAAGAAGGTCTAGAGTATGAACTTAGAGAAACATTATCAAAAACAGAAGTAATTGGTAATATTTACGAAAATGAAGAATTACTGGAGGACTAAAAGATGACTAACGAAGAATTAGAACAAGAAGTAAAAAGATTAGAAGAACAACTAACAGAATTAAAATTTAAGATATTGGAGAGTAAAGGTGTGTTGATACCTTATAAACCTTATGAGGTGGAAATGCCAGAGGATATTGAAGATTATGTTTACATCAACAATGTCGGCAATATATATAATTTGAATACACTTACTATTGTTGAAATTGAAAAAATTTACAAACGTGGTTTAGCGTTCAAAACTAGAGAAGAAGCTGAACAATTCGATAAAAAAAGAATATTAATAAATAAAATGAATGATTGGGCAGAAGAACATAATGGAGGTTGGAAGCCAAATTGGAAGGACGATGATGAAACTGTTCATGAAGTACAAATCGACAGATTTCCAATGTATGGGTGTGATAGTCCGCTCGTGATAAATGAGGTTGATGAAGTTCGTTCGGTTTCTATTTTCCCTTATTTTTATTCATATAAAACAGCAAGAGAATTTTTTGAAGAGTTCAGAGGAGAAATTGAAGAGGTGTTTTGCTAATGAGATTGTACAAAATTACAATTAATTTCAAAAACGGAGAAAAAGTGATCTATGTTTTTGATGTAGAAACAACAAAGGATTTACTTTGGTATTTCGATATGGATATGACTTAAGAGGAATAAAAATAAACCTTATGGATGTGAGCAACATTGAATGTGAAGAGATATAATTGGAGGAAGTAAAATGTACGATTTAAAAGCTTATACTCCAACTCAAGGTGTAAAATCTGTAGTTAAATACAATTTTAAAACTAAAGAAATTGAGTTAGAAGTACGACCATATGGAAATATTAAAACTAAAAACTTCACAATTTTACGTTGCAGCGAAATAAAAGATATGTGGGGGAACATGATATTTGAAAATAATATTGTAAAATATGATGAACAATTAATAGGTGAAGTAAAGTTTACTAAGGGTAAGTTTGTTGTTGAATTTAAACAGGTAACTGTTGATTTATGTGATATCAACGATAAAATACTGATAATAGGAGATGTGTATGCAAAGAAAATTGAGTAACGAAGAGTATTATAAGCGAAAAAATTTTTTAAATAAAATAAATTCAATTAGAAGCCATATTAAAAGAAATATGGACGAGCTAAAAGAATTAGCTGAGATGAAAAAATCTATTAAGATTACTGATTATACCAAAGAAGACTTTAAAACAAGCGGTAGTAATGTAAGCCAACAAGAAATAATCGTGTGTAAAATTATAGAACTGGAAAAAGAAATTTATGATAATACTTCAGAATTAATGAACATTAAAATTATTACCAGAAGTGTTTTAAATAAAATTAAAGATGATAAATGCAGACTTTACATGTTTTACAGATATTATGATTGTTTAGACGAAGAGACGATAAAATATAAAATGAATATCTCAACGAGAACATGTCAAAGATTAAATTCTCAAGGTATTTTTTCGATAAAACTTTAATTGGCGGTAATTGGCGGAGAAACGATATTGAATGGCGAGGGGAAACCATTTATAATGGTAGTATAAGATTTTAGGTAAGGGACCTCCTTGATAGTTAATAATTAATTTTTAGTAAACAAATAAAATGACGTGGCATTCGTGTATTAGATTATCTCTTACCTAAAATCACTATTATACATATAACCTCTTTTGACAGTTTAACGACTGTCTTTTTTATTTTGTCAAGAAAGGATGGTGGAAAGAATGGCGAAGTACACCGAGTGGTTAACTGAAGAAGGTTTATTGTTAGTTGAAGGTTGGGCTAGAGATGGATTGATTGATGAACAGATAGCTACTAATATCGGAGTATCTTACTCAACATTCAAGGACTGGAAGAAGAAATTTCCGGACTTTTCGGCTGCCTTAAAGAACGGAAAAGAAGTAGTAGATAGACAAGTAGAAAATGCCTTATTCAAAACAGCTATAGGATATCATTATCAAGAAGAAACAGTAACGAATACTGGAGAAGTTGTAATGATTAATAAGTACAGCAAACCTAACACTACAGCACAAATATTTTGGTTGAAAAATAGAAAAAATAATTGGACTGATAGAAATGAAGTTAAGGTTGACGGAGAAATGAACGTAACTACAAACAGCCAACTTGAAAGCATTCTAACTCAACTAGAGGAGAAAGACGATGAATAACATTGTGTTATCTCCGAAGTATAAGTATTTTTTAAAGCATAAAGCAGAAGCTGAAGCATTAGAAGGAACAACAGCAGCAGGGAAAACTACTGTAGGTGTTGTTAAATTTATGTTGAAAGTTGCACAGAGTAAACAAAAATTACATTTCATTAGTGCGAAGTCAGTCGGAGATGCTGAGAAGAATATAATTCAGTCAGATTTAGGAATTACTGATATATTCGAAGAATACATAGTATATCGTGGTAATGGTGATGCTAACTATAAAATACCGCATTTAAAATATGATACTCCTAGCGGTGAGAAGATTATATTTATTTTAGGTTATTCATCTAGAGATAAATGGGAAAAAGCGTTAGGTTCACAGTTTGGTTGTGGTTTTATCGATGAAATAAATACAGCTGATATCGATTTTGTACAAGAAGCAACTATGCGATGTGATTATTGGATGTGTACAATGAATCCAGATGACCCTACACTCCCTATCTATTCAAGGTATATAAACAGGTTTAGAGCATTACCTAAATATGAATATGATACACCGCAGGAAATAAGAGAAATGTTAATTGAACCAGAGCAAGCTAATTGGACTTATTGGTTTTTTTCTTTTGATCATAATTACGGACTATCGGAAGAAAAAAAAGAAAAGATTAAAAATACAGTTGCAGTTGGCACAAAACTTTATAAAAACAAAATTCAAGGATTAAGAGGACGTGCAGAAGGTTTAGTCTTCAGTATGTTTGATAGAAAATTAAACGTTATAACGGAAGATATGGCAAGGACTAAAACATTTATCCGTTATTCATGTGGTGTTGATACATCTTACTCAGATAAAACTGAAGATACAATATCGTTTATTTTTCAAGGTATCACAACGGACGGAGAACTTATTGTACTTGAAGAGAAAACTTATAATAATAAAGACTTTAACAACAGTAAAATAGCACCTTCAGACGTTGCAGTAAAATTACATAGATTTTTAGATTACTGTAAAGATAAGTGGGGCTTCTGTCGTAAGGTTTATGTTGATAATGCTGATCAGGCAACGATGATGGAATTAAGAAAATATAAACAACAAAAAGGTTTGATATATGAGTTCTATAATGCAGATAAGCGTGTAAGAATCATAGATAGGATAAATATTTCAAGTGGTTGGATGAAGAATTTAAAATACTTAGTGTTAAATCACTGTGAAGAGCATATCAGAGAGTTAAATATATATTCGTGGAAAGAAGATAAAGACGAACCAGAAGATAGAAATGACCATACTATCAACGCTAGTCAATATGGATATATACCTCACATTAATATTATTGGTCAACAAAATAAACAAGATAATCAATACAGCACGCTTGTTGTTGGATTTGGGAAAGGATAATAAATGGCATATAATGAAACATTCGTTGATAGTACTGGTAAGAGTAAAACTTTAACACTTAGATTTCATAGAGAATCAAGAATGCGTTACAGAATTAATAATGTTGAAGAACTATTCGAGAATGAGTATAAAGTCTTGAGAGAATTTCTAGAGCACCATAAAAGCGTACAACGCCCTAGAATTCAAGAATTATACGACTATTCAGAAGGTAATAACCATACTATTAGCATTCAACAAAGACGTAGTGAGCAAGATATGGCAGATACTAGAATCGTTCATAATTTTGGTAAGAGTATATCTGTGTTTAAGCAAGGTTATTTAGTGGGCAAACCTATTCAAGTTGAATATGAAGATAGAGAAGAAAACAGTGCAACAGATGAAGTACTGAAAGAGATAGCTAAAGTCAACAGCTTTCATGATTTAAACAGAATGCTTGTACTAGACTTATCAAAAGTAGGTAGAGCATACGATTTAGTTTATCGTTCTATGGAGGATGTAACAAAAGTTAAGAGACTAGATCCATTAAATACATTTGTGATTTATGATAATACCTTAGAAGATAAAATGTTAGCTGGTGTAAGGTACTATTCTGTAGGACTATCAGACAACAAACAGCATTTTATAGATGTGTATTTAAATGATGTTATTCACAAGTGTAAAGTTGAAGATAGTGGAATTACAGGTTTAGCGGTTGAACCTCATATGTTTAAAGATGTACCTATCACAGAATATCTCAATACAGCTGAAGGTATGGGAGATTATGAAAGTGAACTATCATTAATCGACTCATACGATGCAGTTCAATCTGACACAGCAAACTATATGACAGATACCTCTGATGCGATACTTGCTATTTTTGGACAAGTAGCTTTCCCAGATGATGTATTAGGTGACAACAAAAAACAAATTGAATATATGCGTAAAATGAGACGTGCAAGGTTACTTCAGTTAAAACCACCTGTAGATATTAATGGTACTGAAGGTAAAGTAGACGCTAAATACCTATACAAACAGTATGATGTGAATGGTGTTGAGTCTTATAAAAAACGTATTGTAAATGATATTCATAAATATACAAATACTCCAGATATGACAGACCAAAATTTCAATGGTGTTCAAAGCGGTGAAGCTATGAAGTATAAACTATTTGGACTGGAGCAAGCAAGAGTAGACACTCAATCGTTGTTTGAAAAGAGTTTAAAACGTAGATATCAATTAATAGCTAATATAGGAGACTATGTGAAAGAATTTACTGATTTTGATATTTCAAAACTTAAAATCACATTCAATCCTAACTTACCTAAAGCACTTGAAGAAACTATCAATGCTTTCAAATCATTAGGAGGAATGGTGACTAATGAAACAGCAATGAGACTTACTGGAATTGTAGAAGATCCGAAAAAAGAACAAGAACTACTTGATACTCCAACAGTACCAGAAGAAAACGCTGGATATGATGTTGACAAAGGTAAACTACTTTATAAAATCACAAGTATACTTAAGAAATTCAAAGCTGGAGATTATAGCGAAGCACTAGCAAGAAAATTCTTAAAAGACTTAGGACTAAATGAAATGGATATAGAAAGCTACTTACACGATGGTGAAGAGGTGATAGTAGATGAAACAATCGTTTAATTACTGGAAGAAAAGAGAATTAGCAAACCAACTCAATCAAATCAAAGATGAAAAAGAAACTATGACACAGATTGAGAAGAATTTTGTTATTACCTTAGCAGACGTAGAACATCAAATTAAAGTGTTCTATGAACGATATTCAAAGACAGAAGGTATTTCTATAGAGGAAGCACAAAAGAGAGTCTCTGAGCACGATGTTAAAGCCTTTCAGAAGAAAGCGAAAGAGTATGTTAAGAATAAAGATTTTAGCCCAGAAGCTAATGCGGAATTAAAACTTTACAATGCCACTATGAGAATTAATAGGTTAGAGTTGTTAAAAGCAGAAATAAACTTACACTTAACAAACTTAACTGAAGATAATAACAAACAAATAACTGATCACTTAGAGAAGTTAGGTAAGACAGAATACGCTAGACAGGCTGGAATACTTGATACTGAATTGAGATACAGCAAAGAAGGTATTAAAGCTATTGTGAATAGTGATTATAAATATGGTAACTTTAGTAAAATATTGTGGACTAACCAAAAAGCTTTAATGAATACTATTGAGGTTATGTTAAGACGTTCTATTATTCAAGGCGGGAACTCAACTGAATTAGTAGGAAGACTTAGAAAACAATTTGACGTTGGTGTTCATGAAGCTAAAAGACTGTTAGTAACTGAAGCGGCACGAGTTCAAGGAGATGTTCAAATAGATAGCATGGAACAAGCTGGATATGAAGAATATGTGTATATCTCTGAACCTACAGCCTGTGAAATATGTAAACATCTTGATGGACAACATTTTAAAATTAAAGATAGAGAAGTAGGTGTAAATTACTATCCTATGCATCCATTTTGTAAATGTTCAAGTGCAGCTTATTACGATAGCGAAAAACTAGACAAAGAGATAGAAGAATATCGTAAAGCTAGAGGACTGGATAAGAATTTACAAGAAGATGATAATAGTGATACAATTAAAGAAAGAGATAGTTTGTTGAATGCTATTTATAAAGGTTTAGAGAAAAATAACGCTAAAGAAATGTTTGGTGAGAAATATTTTAACGACTATAAAGACTTTATAAAGCAAGTTGAAGATAAGAGAATGCTAAAATTATTTAAACTTTTATCTGGAAACATAAATTATTATCCTTTAAAAGAAGTACGTCCATATGCTAGTGGTTCTACTGTTCAAATAAATAAAGGTGATTTTGAAGGTAAGAAAAATGGAAGAATATCTCCTAAAGGTTTAGTATTATTCCATGAAAATGGACATGCGATAGATAGCTTAGGGATGAAAATTTTAACAGGCGAGACTTCTATAGGTAGTGGAGTATTCGAAAAAAGAAGGATATACGGAGAAGTGTTTGAAGTTGAACGAAGGATAACTCATGCTTCAGGTTTACCAAAATATAAATTAAAAGAAACAATTAATAAAGATATATGGACTTATATAAACGGCGATTTACCTACATTAGGAAGTTTAGGGAAAAAGCCGAGAAAAAAATTAGAAAAAGAAGTGTGGGAACAAAAGTATAAAGAACTATCTACTAAAATTCAAAATAACAAATCAAGAGTTATAAATGAATTAAGAGATTTAGCAAAAGAAAGTGAAGTAAACGGCGATATAAATTACTTAAATGCTATTTCAGATATATTTGAAAGTACTGGTTGGTTCGGAGAATATCCTATAGGAGGTGGACATGGTAAAGATTACTGGAAAAAACCAGGGTATGCTGAAACAGAATTCTTTGCACATGCTCAAGAAATGTTAGTATCTCCTAAACATAAAGAGATATTTGAAAAAATATTCCCTAACGCTTTAAAAGTATATGAAACTATAATAGATGATATAATTCAAGGAGTAGAAAAAAATGATGATTAACGTTGAAAATATGGAAGCTATGAAGAAAATTAACGGTAAGATTGAAGAGTATGAAAAACATTTTGAAGAAGATTTTCCGATGTTTGAGTATTTAGATGACCCGGTCACAGAAGATGCTTACATTAAGATTAAACAAATTATCGATAAAGCTATAAAAGAAAATAAACCAGTATATACTCCGAAAGGATATTTCGAAAGAATCTATTAAACACTTAACATTTTTTTGTTAGGTGTTTTTATTATGTCAAAATGGAATTAAAACGTTATTTTTTTATTTTAAATTTAAAAAACGATATAAAATGTTCCATTTTCGTCCTTAGCATGACGTTAAAAGGCTTTTTTATTTTGTCAAATTAAACTAGCGTGGCTTATTTCTAAAGATAAGTGGTGCACAACTGATCAATAAGAAATAGGACTAGCGTGGATAAGGAGAAATAATGAACAAACAATTTTTATTAAAACTAAACTTACAACACTTTGCAGATGAAGGAACAACGGAAACAAACAATACTGAACCCGAGTTTAAAGCACCTGCTACTCAATCTGAATTAGATAGCTATGTAAATAAAGCAGTTCAAACAGCACTGAAAAATCAACAAGCAAAAAATGAAGCTAACTTTAATTCACGATTAGAAGAAGAGATAAAAAAACGTGAAGACTATTCAAAATTAAGTGAAAGTCAAAAACGTGATAAAGACTTTGAGGACCAAAAAGCAGAATTTGAGAAGCAAGTAGCAGAGTTTAGACACTCTCAACTAATTGTGGAAGTTCAGAAAGATTTAGTTAGTAAAGGCTTACCAACTGAATTAGCTGAGACGTTCGCTTTACATGGAACAGCAGAAGACGCTTTAAAAGCAGTAAATATACTTGAGAAAGTATTCAATGAAGCGGTAAACAAAGCCGTGAAAGAATCTGCTAGACAAACGACACCTAATGTTGGTGCTACTGGAGCGGAAAAACCGTTGAACTTAGGAGCAAGACTAGCACAAGGTGTAAGTTACAAAAAACCATTTTAGGAGGATAAGAGATGAAAACAACAACAATTTTTAATAAAACTGAAATTTTACATAACTTAGATTTTGAAGCTATTTCAGTAACAGTAGATAAAGCAACTACAGGAACAGTAACAGAAAACGGACGTAAATTATTAAAAGCTGGAACATTACTAGCTGGAGATGGTAAGTCTATTTTTGAAGATAGAACAAAAAAAGTTAAGAAATTAACAGGTGATGCAACAGCACAATACGTTGACGGAGTAGCCTTACATGACGTTGATTTAACTGACGGAGACTCAGTAGTAGCGTGTGTATTTAAAGGGACTTTACGTGAAGACAAATGCAACGGTGGTACTGTTGATGCAAACGTAAAATCAAAATTAAACTTAATTAAATTTGTAAAAGGTGTATAAGGAGGACTATAAAATATGGCATTAATTTACGATACAATTACAGCAGAAAATGTAAGTGGATATTGGAACGCTTCACAAGAAAACGTTGATACTACTTTAGGAGATAAATTATTCCCTGCTAGAAAACAATTAGGAATTAAATTAGCATTTGTAAAAGGTGGAAGCGGTAAAGCGGTAGCTTTAAAACCTGCTGCGTTCGATACTAAAGCTCCGCTACGTGAGAGAATGAACTTAAGCGTAACTGAAGAGCAAATGCCATTCTTCAAAGAAGCTATTGTGGTTAAAGAAGAAGAAAGACAACAATTAAATATGATTGAAGCTACTGGTAATCAAGCACTTATCGATAGTGTGGTTACTGGTATTTTTGATGACCAAACACACTTAGTAAGTGGTGCATTAGCACGATTAGAAGCTATGAGAATGCAAGTGTTAGCAACTGGTAAAATCTCATTTAACAACAACGGAGTAGCTCAAGAGTTCGATTATGGGGTTAAAGACTCTATGAAAGGGACTGTTGGAACAAAATGGACTGAAGCAGCAGCAACTCCACTAGCGGATATTGAAAAAGCTATTGAAGCTATGGAGAATCAAGGTAAGAAAGCAGAAATTCTTATCATGACTCAAAAAACATTTAGTTTAATCAAAAAAGCAGACTCAACTATTAAAATCGTTAAACCATTAGCACCTAAAGGAGCATCAGTAACAACTACTGAATTAACTGATTATCTTTTAGATGCACACGGTGTAAAAGTTGAGATTAAAAACGATACATTCACTGATGATGATGGAGTTGCTAAAAAATTCTATCCAGAAGGTTATGTATCATTCATTCCTAATGCTACTTTAGGTAAAACAGTATTTGGTACTACTCCAGAAGAATCTGATTTATTAGGTGGGAATGTTGCTGGAGTTGAAGTGCAACTTGTAAACACAGGTATTGCTATTACAACTCAAAAACTAGTTGATCCTGTCAATGTACAAACTAAAGTATCTATGATTGCTTTACCATCATTCGAAAGATTAGATGATGTGTATATGTTAGATATCGAACCTTAGGAGTTAACTTATGGATAGAGATTTAGTATTAGATAACGTTAAAGAAGATTTAGATATTCATGATACTCTACAAGATACTATCCTAAATAGACTTATTGATAAGGTTATTGACCATTTCAAATTCACTTATAAACAAGATGAAATTGAAAATAAATACAGGTTCATTATTGAAGATTGTGTTATTAAAAGATTTAACAGACGTGGTGCTGAAGGTGCTACGTCTGAATCTGTTGAAGGTCACTCAGTTAACTATGAGACTTTCTTAAATGAGTTCGCCCCTTGGGATGAAATGTTAAGAGAAGACTTCAAGAAAGAAAAATCAAAGAAAGGTCAATTATTAATATTCTAATGAGATATTCAGATAGAGCGATTTTAAAGCTAGTAGATAAAAACGAGTATGATTATGAAACAGGAGAACATGTCTATAAAGAACTCTATTCAGATATCGTTGCATGCTTCACAATGGATTTAGGACTTGGTAAGTCGGTTCAGATTTTCGGAGATTATAACAAACAAAGAAAGGTTATATTTCTGAAAAATACTTATAATAAGCCGTTTAACGTTGTTGAATATCGTGGAAAGCGATATATACCAACAGCAGATAAGCAACTTAGTAAAGCTTTTTATCTTGAAAGGGATGATAGCGATGGGACTGAAGATACATGGCATAAAAAAATTAAAGATTGATTTAAAAGACAATGCACAAATGAGGCTAGTAAAAGAAATTGTGAAGAAAAACGGAGCAAGTTTAAATCAACAAATGGTTAAGAATGCAGTATTCAAAGGTGGATATTCTGTTGGTGAAACTAGAAGAAGTATCAATATCTTAATTGAAAAAGGAGGGTTAATGGCAAGGGTTAAACCTACTACTAAATACTCTCCTTACGTTGAATATGGTACGCGTTTTATGGATAAACAACCATTTGTTAAACCTGCTTTCCAACAGGTTAAAAAAGAGTTCGTTAAAGACTTGAAAAAATTAGTATGATTAAAACTAGAGAACAAAGTATTTTTGATGAAGTATTTAAAATATGCAAGAATTTAGGTTATAAAGTCTATGATTATAAACCGATGAATGAAGTACCTTATCCATTCGTAGAAATGGAAGATACATCTGTTAGTTATGCGATCAATAAAACGGATGTAAAAGGGAATGTCACTCTCTCATTATCTGTGTGGGGGTTACAGACAAAACGAAAAGAAGTATCTACTATGGCAAATGCTATATTAGAAAAATGTTTGAGAATAGAACGTACAGACGGTTATTCGTGGAGTTTAAATATTAATTCAAGCAATATTAGAATACTTGATGATAGAACAACAGTAACACCGCTTAAAAGGGCGGTTATTGAATTAGAATTTAATTTAAGATAAGGAGATAATAAATGTCAGAAGCAACAAAAACTTATGAAGCTAAAAAGGGTATAGATATTATTCTTTTATATCGATTTTTAAAGAACGCTAAAACAGAAGCGGCTTTTAAATTAGCTTTCCAAACTGAACACAGTAATGAAATCAGTAGAGATGCTGATGCACAAAAAACTAAAGATGGAAACATCCAAAATTTAGGTCCAGTTGAGTATGATTTTTCGGCGAAGTCAATCGTAGCTAAAGGTGACAAGCATATCGAGGAATTAAGAAACGCTTTAATCGATGGTGATATCATTGAAATCTGGGAAATTGATAAAGCTGAGAAAGATACATCTGGAAAATATAAAGCTACTTATTATCGAGGATATGTAACTAAATTTGGTACTAATCCTAATTCAGAAGATAGTGTAGAGTTAGAGCTTGAATTCTCAATCAATGGAGTTGGGAAAACAGGTTATGCAACATTAACTGATGAGCAAGCTAAAGTAGTTCAGTATGTGTTTAAAGACACTACTGTTGATACAACACAAGAATAATTAAACAAAGCTAACTGGTAGAAATACTGGTTAGCTATTTTTTTGGAGGAAAATAATATGCAATTAAGATTAAACGAAAATAAAACAGTAGAAGTAAAATTTGGAGTTGGTTTTGTACGTGAATTAGATAAAAATCATCCACTAGAAGCTAAAGGAATTAAGCTTGGTATGTCTTTAAGTATGAAAATACCAGAAATTCTAGGAGGAGATGTGGCAAGTCTATCTGATGTTCTATATGCTGGAACATTTTTAGAGAAAGAAAGACCAACACAAACTGAAATTGATAATTTTATTGATGAACATGAAGATATCGAAGCTTTATTTGATGAAGTAATCAAAGCACTAGAAGAAAGTAATGCGGGAAAGAGAATTCTGAAACAGAACAGGGAAACACTGAAGAAAGAGAACGAAGAGAATCAAGAGAAAGCATAAACTCTAAAAACTCCAAAGAAACATACGAAGAAATAATAGTAAATTGTGTTAGATATCTAGGTATCACAAGTATGTATGAAATAAATATACTTACTCTTAATCAATATAACTTACTGATGAAAGGTGCGAAGTTAAGGTTGTTAGATGAAGAACATTTAATTTACAAGCAAGCATGGTTGAATCGTATAGTTAAACGAACAGAGACGAAAGGCAAGCAAGAAGTATATGTGTACGGAAGGTTTAAAGACTTTTTCGACTACGAGAAAGAGTATAGAGAAATAACTGGTGAAATAGTACCTACTATCAAAGATGAAGAATTAAGCAATTTACTATTAAAAGCAAATATGTAGAAAGGAGAATAAAATATGGCAGAACAATATTCAGTAGAAGCGATATTATCTGCGGTTGATAAAGGTTTTACTCATACATTAGATGCTATTAACGAAAAGCTAGATAAGTTCGATGCTAAAGCTACTAAAAGTGAACAAAGCGGACAGAAAATCGGCGGTACATTCAAAGCTATGGCTCTAGCAAATTTAGCGGCAGGAGCTATTACTAAAGTTACTGGTGATATAGGTAGCTTGATTAGTGAGTCGTTTAAAGCATCTGATGCGATGGATAAATTCAGAAGTACAATGCAGTTTGCTGGATTAGATAATAGTGCTATAGAAAAGAGTGCAGCAAGTGTTAAAAAATATGCAGATGATACTGTATATGATTTAGATACAATAGCAAATACAACCGCTCAATTAGCAGCAAACGGTATTAAAGACTATGACGGACTGACACAAGCAGCAGGGAATTTAAACGCAGTTGCTGGTGGTAATGCTGATACATTTAAATCAGTGGCAATGGTAATGACTCAAACAGCTTCTGCTGGTAAATTAACTGGTGAAAACTGGAGACAGTTATCTGATGCAATTCCTGGTGCTAGTGGGAAAATTCAAGAAGCACTTAAGAAAAATGGAGCTTATACTGGAGATTTTAGAAAAGCATTAGAGCAAGGTAAAATTAGTGCTGATGAATTCAATAAAGCTATTATGGATTTAGGTATGACAGACGTTGCAAGAGAAGCGGCAACCTCTACTAAAACTATTGAAGGTGCAGTAGGGAATATGCAAGCAGGTATTGTCACGAAAATTAATGAAATAATAGATGCTATTGGTAAGGATAAGATCACGGGGATTATTAGTAGTATAGGTGAGTTTGTAACAGGTGGACTTGAAGTATTAAAAGTAGTAATACCACCTATTGTAAGTGGAATAACTAGTTTATTTAGTGTGTTAAGTCAAAACAAAGCTATTGTGGTTGCTTTAACTGGTGCATTCATTGGGTTTAGAACAGCTTTAATGATAACCTCCGCAATAGAAGCGGCAAGAGCAGCATTGACAGCTTTTAAAACAGCACAACAAGCGGCAACAATAGGTCAAGCGGCTTTAAATGCAGTTATGGCGATTAATCCATTTGTACTTATTGCGGCAGCAATTACAGCGTTAGTCGCTTTAATTATTTATCTATGGAATACCAACGAAGGTTTTAGAAATGCAGTTATAGCGATATGGAACGCTATTAAACAAGCGTTTATTACAGCTTGGGAAGCTATCAAAACAGCTTGGAGTGCTTGCGGGGCTTTCTTCAGTACATTGTGGGAAGGTATCAAAACTGGAGTACAAACTGTGGTTGATTGGATTGTTCAAGCTTGGAATAGTGCAGTAGCTTTATTACAAGTAGTATGGACAGCTATTTCAACAGGTGCTACAGTAGCGTGGAACTTTATTGTCACTACAATAATGACTATAGTTCAACCGTTTATTACATCTTTCATTAGTGCGTGGAACATCTTAAAAGAAGGTATCAACGGAGTTTGGGAAGGTATTAAAATGATATTTCAAGGTGCTTGGGAATTCATTAAAGCTATTGTGTTAGGAGCGGTACTAATCGTGATTGACTTAGTAACAGGTAACTTCACAAAACTTAAAGATGATTTACAAATGATTTGGGATGCGATAAAAAACGCTATTCAAATGGTTTGGGAAGGTATAAAAACAGTTGTTATGGCAATTGTTACTACTCTTATATCTTTACTAGTGAATGCTTGGGAAGGTTTTAAAAATGGAGTGATCGCTATCTGGAACTTTCTAAAAACTACAGCTACGACTATTTGGAATGCACTAAAAACAACTGTGGTAACTATAGTAACTGGACTTGTTAACGGAATAAAAGCTTTGTGGGAGGGGTTCAAGTCTTTCTTTACAGGTTTAATAAATTCTGTTCAAAGTATTGCAGTAAACACATGGAATTCAATTAAATCAAGCGTAGTAAGTATTATTCAAAGTTTAGTTAATGCAGCTCAAAACGCTTGGAATACTTTTAAAAATGGAGTTCAAAGTTTAGTTAGTAGCGTTACAAACATCTTTAATACGTTAAGAAATATCAACTTATGGGATATCGGTAGTGCTATTATGAACGGATTTTTAAATGGTTTAAAATCTGCTTGGAGTAGCGTTCAGAATTTTGTTAGCGGGATTGCTGGATGGATTAGAGATCATAAAGGGCCGATTGAATACGATAGACGTTTATTAATTCCTGCTGGTAATGCAATTATGGGCGGACTTAATAGAGGTTTAGATAACGGTTTTGATAAAACTATGGCAAAAGTACAAAGTATTACAGGTGCTATTGAGTCAAGATTTAATATCAATCAAAGTAAAGCTTTAAACGTTGAAAATACTATCAGTTCTCAACCTATGGTAATTACATTCAAATTAGGTAATAAGGACTTTAGAGCCTTTGTGAGTGATATTAATCAAGTAAACGGTGAAGCGGTACAGCTAGAAGAAGTTTATTCAATTTAGGAGGAGTGTAAATGTACAATTTTATTAATACTAATGAAATAGGAGAGCAATTACACTCTTCTATTCAAACTATATTTAACGGTGTAAATATCGATACTGATTTAGAAGGTTTTCGAACGTTAGCGGTAAGTGGTCGAGGTTTATTAAGTAAAAACATAAACTCAACTGATATTCCAGGGGCGGACGGAAAATATTTTTTATATGGAAATTTAGAAGTTAGACCTATTGTGGTTAAATTCCTTATAAAAGCAACAACTAACGAAGATTTTAGAAAAAAATTCAATAGGTTAAATATGTTGTTACATTCAGATGAACCAAAAATTTTAAAATTCACAGATGAACCAGAATATTCGTTTGATGCTATCTTACAAAAAGCTGGTGACATAGAAGAAACTTCAAATAGCATTGTATCAACATTCACTTTCCTGTGCTTAGATCCATACAAATACAAAGCAGTTGACAAAGACACAGGAGTAAACAACGTTACTATTACTAAACTACCTAACAACAGAAATGAATTTACACCAGAACTGATTAAGGTAATTGTAAATAGTGTTAGTGACAAAGTAATAATTAAAAATCAAACCACTACTAAAAAAATAATAATTAATAATTCATTTGCCGTTGGTGATGTGCTTGAGATTGATTTGAACAAAGATTATCCGTTGAAATTAAATACAATGGTAAGAAGTGAATTAATTGATTTTGTGGAAAGTGATTTTGATTTTACAGTTAAACAAGGTGATGTTATTACTTGCAGTAACAGCCGAATGTTAGAAGTTCATACGAAAGAGAGGATGTATTAATGAAATTATTTCTATTCAATAATGATGAAAAGCTAATAGGAACAGTAAATCCGTTAGAAGGTATTCAGAACGAAGAAATAAATAAAATTCAAACTATAGAATGTACTGTGGTGTATTCTGAATTAATCGAGAAAGCCTCTTATATAGGTCATAAAGATTATTCTGACAATAGAATATTCCATCTTTATAAAATAGACCATGTAACAAAAACTAGCACTACAGATGTAAAAATCGTTGGTGTACATACATTTTTCGACGATATGGAAAGTGATGGATATGTTAAAGACTTCAGACCAACTAATAGAGAATTAGTAGGAGTACTGACAACTATTTTAGATGGTTCACGTTGGCAACTAAGTACAGTAAATATCCAACGAAGATATACAGGGAATTTCTACTATGTGACACGTAAGGAAGCAATAAGCAAGCTAATTGAAGCAACACAGATTGAGATTAAACCACGATTAGAATTTAATCGAGGTAAAATCACAGGTAGGTATTTAGATGTGTTCACTAGACTAGGAGCAAGAAACGGTAAAGTATTTGTTCACGGTAGGGACTTATTAACAGTTAGTGAGAAGAAGTCACAAGGTGCGATTTATACAGCCGTTGTGGGTCGTGGTAAAGGTGAAGAGACTGACACAGGTGGTTATGGTCGTAGAATATCATTTAAAGACGTTGAATGGAGAAGAACAAGTGGTCAACCTGTTGATAAACCAGTAGGTCAAGAGTACGTAGAAATACCAGCTATGACTAGATTATATGGTTTTGAAAAAGGTACTAAACCACGTATTAAAATCGTTGAATTTCAAGATGAAACAGATAAAGAAAAACTATTAAGGCTTTCTTATGAGTGGCTTGAAAAAAATAGTAGGATGCAAATAGAGTATAGTGCAAAAGTATTGAATGTTGGTAATCTTGAATTAGGTGATACTGTTGGAATATTTAATCCTAAACTAGGTATTAAGTATGAAACAAGAGTATTTAAGGTTAAAAGAAATTTAGTTAACAATAAACTTACTGAATTTGGAATAGGTGATAAGGTGACTACATCTCCGTTCAGTAGAACTATTGAATTAGCTAAAGAGATGAAGAATTTTCAAGACGACACAGTTTACTGGCTGGATAAGATACGAGAAAGACTATCTGATAAGTTAATTAATGAAGATGGTTATAACTATGATTTGAAAGCTGATAATGAGTATAAATTACCTGCTGGTTATTATTCATTTGATAAACCTATTGATCAAAACCCAACTAAAGTAGTTTATATGGGAGCTGGAAAAATTGCGATAGCTAACAGTAAAAAACCAACAGGTGAATGGAATTGGCGAACGTTTCTTGATGGAAACGGAGCAACACTAGATTTAATCAATACTGGTGTGTTAAAAGCTGGTCGTATTCAATCTGCTGACGGTCGAAGCTACTGGGATTTAGACACAGGGGAATTCCATATGGAGCAAAGTGCTATTAATGAAGCGGTAAAAACAGTAGTTAACGGTAAGGTGCAGGAAATAGTAGGTGATATTAAGAAAAACTTACCGTCTAAAGAAGAACTTAAAGGTAAAAGCTCATACATCCATAAAAAATACAGTGACTTTCCCGACGGTAGAGAGATGAGTGACAATTCAACACTTAAGTATATTGGGATATACACAGGTGATAAACAAGAAGCCCCTACTAACGCTAGTGAGTATAGCTGGACTAAGATTAAGTCAGACGGTAAATTATACAAAGCATATTCTAACAGCTTAAACGGTACTGATTTTACTTTAGTAGAACCTGATGAAAATGCTAAGTTACTTGCTAAAAACAGACCACGTGTAAATATAGTTAACGATAATGATATTAGTGATATATGGCAAGCGAATATGTTTTTAAGCTTACAACCTAACACTAAATATACTCTGACAGCACGTGCTAAGGGGAATAGTAATAAGTTGTGGGCATATTTTCGAAATAACAAGACTGGTGAAGAGTATAATTGGGGTCAATTAGAATTCAGAGAGTTGGAAACTAAGTCAATCACATTCACAACTACTGAAGATGTTGACGACGTGCTATTTAAGTTTGTGTTAGTACCAGAGGATGAAGACTGGACAGGTGTTCAGATTGATTGGTTCACTATTCACGAGCGATTTAAGAGATATCAGGATTTTCCAACTGATGAACCAGCACAGTATCATAAGTATCGTTATTTCGGCTATGTGTTCAAAGAAAGCACACCAGTAGCAAGTGATTTTGAGTGGTTCGACTTACAACAAACATCAATTACGAATGAAAAATATACTCACATTGTTTATTCAGATAACGCTGATGGAAGTAATTTCGGTCGTGAACCTAAAAAATACATGGGAGTTGCTAGGACTACATCTCCAACACAACCAACAGATAAGACTGCTTATAAGTGGTTTAAAGTTAAAGGTGAGGACGGAGAAAGGGGTAGAGATGGAACGAATGGGCACAGTTTAACAGCTACTTTGTGGTTTACTGGAGGTTATGTCAACAACGTAACTAACAATATTAAACTTAATCTAAAAGTATTTTATGATGGTCGAGAAATACAAAATTTCAAAAATAATATAACTTATAAAGGTGGTAATTATAGCAGTTGGCAAACTAAAGAAAATCCAACAGTAACAAGTTACAACATGATTGATTATACATTTTGGTCTAACGGTGAAAAAGATGGTAGTACATTATTTGCATTAGCAACAGTGACTTACAATGGCTTACAAGCAGTGGCAGATGCTAGATTAGACAACGTGCCAGATGTAAGGTTGATTAATGAGACTGTTAAAAAATATAAGACTTTTGAAAGTACACTAGAAGGCTTCACTTCAGTTGTAGGCGAGATTGATACTAAAGTCTTCTCTAAATCTTATTTTAAAAATAACCTTAATAGTGAAGACGTTGAAAAAACAGGTAACGACTTATATTTCAACGCGAAAGAAAACTTACAAGCTAATGAGTATTACACGATTTTAGCTGATTTAGATAACGTCCCAGCTAATCAAAAAGCGAGAATATACACTGCTAGCGATGGTGGAGATGAGAAATTAATTCAGAATGGGTTGAATTATTGGGTTGTTAAGTATCCATCTAATCAAACTAAAATTAATCTGTATCCGTTAGGAACAAACACTAAAGTTAAGAACGTAAGAATTTACAAAGGTGACTTTAGAGTTAAAAAAGATGCCGAAAGAGAAAACTTATTTAGTAACTCTGCGACGGATGACACTTATAAATTTATTCATTTGAACTTAAATAAAAATAAAATCAATGGCAATGTTTATACAGTTAAATTTGATGCTTTGGGATATTCTAACGGCGATAGATGGGATATTTATAATCGTATTGGATATGATGGAAATAATTTAACTCAATATTTAAAGTCTAAAAATAATGAACTCACATTCACTATTAATGACAACACAAACGCTAACAGAATGTATATAAGAATGAAATCGGTTGGAAATACCACCATTTCTAACGTTGAAATATACGATGTCAGCACTGAATATGTTAGAAATAGTCAAGTAAGTAAATTAGAAAGTTCGATAAATCAAACTAAAGAACAGATTGATTTGAAAGTCTCTAAAGACAATATAATCAGTGCTATTAATCTTAGTGTAGAAAAGGACGGTAACGGACAAGATGCTGGATTGGTTAAAATAGATGCTGATAAGGTTGATATAAGAGGAGTTTTACGAGCTTACACTGGTGAAATAGGTGGATTTAGGATAGGGGCTAATCCTAATGACGATAGAGGTTTTTGGTTGACTGGGAAAGACAATTTCAACTGTGGTATAAATCCTGGACACAATGTTGGAACTAGAGGGGCTCAAATTTGGGCAGCATGGGGGAACAATTGGAGTCGAGCAGGTTCAAACGCGTGGTGGGTTAATGGTAATGGCGTCATGGTTTGTAATAATAGAGCAGTATTTAATAGAGGTTTTGATGTGCATGGTGCTGGGATATACACTCATGACCAAGATATTTCATCACAAGGTGCGGGAAATAGCACAACAAATGTAATGTGGTGGTCACAAATTAATAGAGTAAAAAGTGCAATATCTGACAAACGTTTAAAAACTAATGTTAAACCAACGAAAGTTAAGGCAGTAGATATGCTTAATAATATTGAAATAGTTGAGTTCAACTGGAAAAAGGATGGTAAGTTTGAAAAAATTGGAGCGATAGCTCAACAAGTTCAATCTGTAGATAAAGATTTAGTAGTGCATGATATGGATGATAAACAAACATATAATGACTACTTACGAATTAACTATTATGATACTATCCCTTATTTAATAAAAGCAATTCAAGAATTATCAACCGAAAATCAACAACTTAAATCACAACTTAATGAAATGAATGAAAGACTAACTAAACTGGAGGATAAAATCAATGGTAATATATAAGAAAAACTATGCACGTGCTACTTATGATAGCAACGGAGCAGTACTGACAACTATTGTTAGTATATTTAGTACTAGTGGTGGAACTGTAATTGAAACAACGCTAAAAGGAGACCATTTAAGCAAGTCAGAGGATGAAATAGTACAGCTAGCGTTAGAACAGTTTTATCAAGATACTTACCCTAACAGGGCTGAGAATGAGAAATTGTTAGAAATGAGTAAAGCATTAAAAGACTCAACAGCAACACTTGACACAACAAGAAAGATGTTAGCTCAAAGTGTTGTTAAAGAGTTTGAATATGAGTCTAATTTTGAAGATATTGACGCTAAATTACAATTTTTAGCAACTCACTTAAATATCACATATCCAGCTAAGGAGGATGATGAAGATGAAAAAGAAAGTAGTAGCAGTTCTAGAGAAGCTACAACTGTCTAGCCTGGTATTTTTAGAAATGATGAAAGGAGGAAATAGCATGATGGTTAAATATTTAGCATTAACAATTCTTGATGGACTAATGACTTTAGATGAAATCAAGAACAAAAAACTTCGTAAACTAGTAAAAGCTGAACTTGACAAAATGGGATTAGCTGAAGTTGCTGAAGATAAATAATTAAAGAGGGGGTTTAACGCCCTCTTTAATTTTGCAAAGAAAGGAGTTAATCAATGGAAATAACTTTACCCGAATTAGCTGAACGCTACTACCACCTTGTAAAAGATGTGTATATTCATGCATTTACACTAATGGTATTTCTTGACGTGCTAACAGGTGTAGCTAAGGCTTGGGTTACTAAAACACTAAATTCAACAATAAATAGACGTGGACTTATCGAACATATCATAGTATGTGTGATGTGTATAACAGTATATCCATATCTACTATATTTAGGATTTAACGAGATAGCAACAGCTTTCTTGTTATTTTTTACATTAAGTTACTGTCTAAGTCTAATCGAAAATTTAAGTACTTTAGGAGTACCATTTCCAACAGGTATTCGTAAAAGACTTGAGAAGCTAAGAGATGAACTGGACGGAAAGGAATAACAGATGAAAAAATTAATTAAATTAGATTTTGATAATACAACAAGAGAAAGAAAAACTGAAGATAGCTATTCAGAGTTATACTCTTATGACAAAAATAACGGATCATTTGAGTTTGAGATTTTAAATGACACACTAACAACTGAACAAGTTACAGCTTTGTTTAAATTTACAGAAAGTAATAAAGTATGGAAGACTACTGGAACGGTAGAAGGAAATAAAGCACATGTGACTTTTGATACTACTTTAATTACTCAAAATGAAACGGTAATTTGTTACTTATATTTTGATGAAGAACAAAGAACATCTGACACATTCAGATTTAAGTTTAAAGTAAAAGTATCTGAAATTCATAAAATGAGTCGATATGAAGTTAAAGAAAGATTTATCAACAACACTGTTATTGTCGATAGATTAGATGTTGTGACAAAAGAAGAACTAAAAGAAGCGTTAAAAAATGTTGGTGGAATAGCAACAGAAGGAATATTAACAGAGGTTAAGGCTGAAGAATTGTACGCTAAGAAGTCAGAAACGATAGATAATACTAATTTTGAGTTAGTTAAGAACAGAGTACTAGCATTAGAACTTAAGACTGATAAGGATACAGTATATGACGATAGCGAGGTTAAAGAAAGACTTACAACGCTTGAGAATAAACCTCCTGTAGACTTATCTAATTATGCTACTAAAGATGAACTAAGAAATGTTAGTGGTAGTCAACCATTAGCTGACAACCTTGTGACTAAAGAGGATCTAGAGAACAAACATTACATTTCTGATGTGAGTAATTTAGCTACTAAAGAGGAGTTAAACGAAGTTAGGAACAGTCAACCAACAGTTGATACTTCAAACCTTGTTACTAGAGATGAATTAGAGGCTAAAGGATATGTAAAAGATTTATCAGAATATGCTAAGAAGTCAGAACTTTACAACGATAGCGATTTAAAAACACGTGTGGAGGTTTTAGAACAAAAAACAGACAAAGACACCGTTTATGACGATACACCGCTTAAAGAGCGTGTAACGGCACTTGAGAGCAAAGCTATCGAGGGTGGAGCATATGACGATAGCGATTTAAGAAATCGTGTTGTAGCGTTGGAAA